ATCTGCACCAACAAGATGTATATCAGCCGCTTGTCCGAAGGTATGAGGCCCATTTTTGCCGGACTTGGCGATCTTCATATTATATTCAGGCGCACGGAAACCACTCGTGACGAACATGGGTTTCCCATATTCCTGTTCCTTTGCACTTCATTTCATCCGCAGTGAAGTGCGGTGTGAGGTATGTCCCCATAAAAATACCGTATATCAAAGGTTGGGTTAGAAATTCTCTTCGTGTTAGTTCAGTCGGTGATGTTTTCCTTTTGCAGACGCTTCCTAACCATTTCCACCAGCTTATCATCAAGCTTGTTAGAGGATTGGTCAGCAAGGTACTGAAGTACATCAAGCGCAAGCCCTATAAGGAATTTTTCGTTACCGAAGACGGTGAGAATTCGGTAGATCATCCTTTGAGAAAGCCCTTCAGGTCGGTGAAGGTTTGTGATGCGTCCTCTGTGATCATTTGATTCACAGTTTCTTCCATTTCTGTACCTATATTTTTAACCATAGTCTCCACATGATCTGCAACAAGGCTCTGTTCATCACTGTCCACAAGGTCTTTTACACCTTTAAGAAACTGTAAAAACTGAAGTGCTTGCATCAACATTATGCTTCCTTTGCTTTAGGTTTTGGTGAATCTCCACCATCAGTTGCGTGGTCTTCTAAATCGTTACCACTCTCAAAAAAGTATTTAGACACGGCTCCGGCGGTCAGGATTAAAGGGCCGACAATAATTAACAAAATGCGCTCCGTAGTTTCAGGGACAGACTCTTGAAGAGTAAGTAAGTAGAATATAATCCCTGCTAGCACGCTAATATTACAAAGCGCGATTACCGCCCGAATCCAAAATCGAACAACTTGGATTTTCTCATTTACCGACATTGATTGTTTAATCGGTTTCGGAGGATCTGGTTTTGTTACAACCGTAGTTGTTGTCTCTTTAGCCATGCTATCTTCTACTTGGTTTCATGCCTCGGATTTCACCGCACAACTCTTTAATCGCCATAGTTTGCTCATTAAGAGCCTGTTGGAAATTCTCGTTTCTCGTATTACCAAGATTGATTACATCAATAAGTCGTGAATCAGCAACAGTATCTTTTTCTTGCCAACTTTTAACTTCTTCTCTATGTGATTGGGCAGTTTTATAGATGTAAAAAAAAGTTGCCCCAATAATCACTGCTGGCAATCCGATTCTTTCTATTAATTGCAATAAACTGTCTACTTCCATAGCAAGCTCTGGGTGTCGTTGACCTGTTGCATAGGCATAATCTGCGGGGTTCACTTGAGGTTTAAACTCCTATAATTCGGAATCCTGAAAAATTAATATCATAAAGATCGGCATCACTTCCCTTATTGTGGTATCCATACGGTGAAACATACTCTACTGCACTTAACTGTATTATACTTGAAATATTTACACCTTGATACCCTGCATTCCCCTTGTAAATCTCTATTTCTTGTGATGTTTCCTGAGTACCTCCAACTCGTATTTGAATGCTAAACCTGCCAGCCGTGTCTCCTGTCTGCATTCGGCATGAGGCATAGATAAAATACCATCCTGCTAATAATGGAGTAAACCGCCCAGTTGCAGTATTATATCTTCCAGGTGAGTCAAAAGCCTGTGTTCCACAAACCAATTCTGTAGGAGCGCCACTGCCTACCGCTTGATTAGAAGATTCATATGCCCTAAATGCAGGTAAATTCGTTTCTTGAGGAAGAACCTCAAAAGCAGGAGGTGACCCTGCACCTGTACTTGTTAATACTTGTCCGTCTGTTCCTGGCCCAACTGCACTAGGATTTCCTGAAGCATCATAGGTTATAATTTTACCATCTACACCAGATGCCATTTTATCTAATGTAATCGCATCATCAGCTATTCTTGCAGTTGCAAAAGTACCAGAAGTAATACTGGCTGTATCTATGCCATTACCATAATCTGCTAATGTTCTTGCTCTGCTCATTGATAAACCTCCATAAGAATTAAAATGGAAGCAGTCCTAGGATGGTATTGACTATTATCTCTGTTTGTTCTTCCAACATGAATAACATGAGATGCGGTTTCAGATTGTACTCCAATTCTATAACACATCTGCTCACCTAAAGTGTAAGAAGGTGAATCTAGATATGTACCTGTTATCCTGTTGCAGTAAAAAGTATATTCTTCTACTCCAACACTACTTAGAGAAGAATCACCATAACTACCTCCGGGATCGGTCCCATGAATCCCCGTGAGTTTTAAATGACTGCCTGATGCAATAACTCTTTCCATATATGATCTTGCTGTTACAGATCCGGATGAACTTACATCGAAAGTATAATTTATTAATATTTTTGATCCTGCTTTTGCTGGAGTAATACAACAACTATAGTCTCCATCATGTATTAATTGTTCGTTTGTATTTGCAGCCGCTACCCAAGGACCATTTTCTACAGTCTGTACAATCTGCCCAATAATTCCCTCATCAGCAGTACCTACAGTAGTTCCAATGATTCCAGACCTAGCACCTGTACTGTTTACTATTCCTGTCATGTCCAATCCTGATCGATATAAGTGATTACAACATCAATATTGGCAGAACTTGCTGTTATCATACAAAGATGATCCGTACCAGAAATAACTAATCGGTCATTCCATATGAATGTTTCATTAGCACCAAGTGCTTGATCTGATAGGATCTCATAATCAGTTCCACCCCCATCGTCATCGATATATAGATCAAAAGTTTCAGCGGCTCCTGCTGTTTCACAGACAGAGATGCTCAAAATAGAATATATGTGGTTTGCAACTCCATTAAGGAGTACATTTTCTGAGTTTGTTACTCCCGCAATGTGAGCTACTTTTAGAACCTCTGATCCAGATCCACTTGGAATTGCCATGTTATGCTCCTAAAAATAATGCTTGATGTGTCGAGCTTTGCATAAATGCTCCTTTTTGTTTTATCTTTTTGTTTGTAGGCATAGTAATATCGCCTGTAAATGTAGCACCAGATAATGATGCCTTTGCATCAATTTGCGTTTGTATCGCAGATGAAACTCCGTCAGAGTAATTCAACTCTGTTACTGAAGCTGTTAGGTCAGTAATGTCTGAAACAGTAAGAGTTTCTAACCCTGTCGCATCTCCACCTAAGTTTGCTAAATCTCTGCTTCTACTCATTTAGTCTTCCCTTTCAGGCCAAGTGATCGAAAAAGGATCGGTTTGGTCTTGCGGGATATCCCGCAGTTTTTGGCGATAAGCTTTAAGCGCAGATGCGTCCTCTCCAATTTCTAAAGCTTTTGTCATCTGCCAATCGGTTTCCTGCAGTTTTTGGTTCCGTTCATTTCGGATTTCTATCCATTTAAAACCTTCATCAGCAGTCACCTCTTCAGTGGTTTTTTCACTAACTACCCATGTCTGTTCCCATTTTTCATTCTTAAAAGCAGGGTCACCTCTTTTACAAAACTGGGTCCGTTCACTGAACGGAGTTTTTACTTTTGGAGAAACCTGAACCAGTGAGAAAGATTCTCTCACATCTGCATTCTCTAAAGGTTCCGATGGGAAAGAAGTCGAAGGATTATCTGTGAGAAGATCATGAAAAGTGTATGGGTATTTTATGATTGAACCGCCACTTATTTTAGCATATTCCATACAATTCCTTTAGCCGTTTAAAAAAGATTTAGACCAAACAAAACTAGGACTATCCTTACTTGTAAAATAATTTCCCAAATTTTGCTCCTTTACATTTATATTTTTTGGTTTAAGAAAGCCTTTTTTTTCTAAATATGCAATCATAAAATTAAACGTCAATAAAATTGCTCTACAATAATCCCATCCGATTTTTCGCATACTCGTTAGTCTTGCACCGCCTGGCTCTACTGCAACATAAGAACCTCGTCCAGGATCTAATCGAATACCATTTGAATATTCGTTTATATTTATAATAATCGGTTCAAGTTGTCCGTCTTCTTCTAAACTTTTATCTAATCCAATCCCTTCTCTATTTTCATAAGCCTCCAATTCATATTTGGGTCGAGTATCAGTCAGTAGTTTTATTGGGAAATTATCATAATATAAAACAACTTTATTAATTTTCATTTAATGCTGGTCCTGGAAGACTCAAAGTGATTTTCTCAGGATTATTTCCACCCGTGATCAGATGGCAATCATTCGGGATTATCCCGATCTGTTTACATGCCTCCCATGTATGTGGATTTGACATGGCTTGTCTCACAAGCATCGCACTTGGTCTGCCATTCGCTATCATTTCACTTTGTAAATCTTTTGCGACTCGCAATGTGAATTCATTCGCCTGATTTAGTTCCCACATTTCTTCATCGGAATGTCCATTTATTCGTGTTGGTTCTGCAATCTCGTAAGCTTCTGCTAGGAGTTTTTCGAGGATTGTGACTTCTTCTTCATTTTTCCTGAAGCCATCGTATTCCGTTTCAATCCAGTTTTCCGACTCCAAGACCTCTGCCTTTAATTTTTTAACTTTCCAGGATGGCAAACCATCTTTTTCTGCACTTTCAAGTTCCTCTCGCTTTGCCTCCAATTTAAGTTCTGAAATTTCTTCAAGTTTCTTAGCTCTAAGTCTACCCTCCAGAAAACCTTGGAGGGTTTTAATTTTCTCCCAGATCGTTTCCCCTTGAACCTGGTAGCGGTAATTAAATTCAGAATTAAATTTTGATGCCATTTAATTATCCATATTTAGATGCTGCCCCGCCTCTTCTTGCAGTTCCTGCTCCTGTTAAATCCCCAGATACGACTCCAGAGGACGACACAGGATTTCTGGTGTTAAAATCCGTCGATGCAACGCGCCCGAAAGCGAACATCCCAAGATTGCTGGAATAGCCAGTACCCATCCTGTAAACAAATGTAGAACCTGCTCCTGTTGAATCGGTTGCAATTACACCTGACGAATTAACCAAATTTACCGTATTCACAGCCCCACTTGCACCTTCACCGTATGCAAACATGGCTAAGCCTGTACCATACGTTGTTGCTCTTAGTGAATAACGTGGAGTCCCATTAACAGAAGAATCTGTTTCAACATTCCCAGAACTGTCAACCTTGTTGCTCTGCACTGAAAAAGCACCGTGCCAGCCAGCAAAAAAAATTCCAGTTCCTCCTGCTCCATAACCCGTTCCTGCAAGATCGACTCTAGCAGTTCCAATCGCAGTCCCGTCAGAACTCACAACACCCGACGAGGACACACGATTATTGGCGTTAGAATAAGCACCCCCAAATGCAAAAAGACATTGGTTAGTGGAAAAAGGACAGGCTGATAATCCTTTGCGAGCCGTGCCAACTTCTGAACCATCCGATCCAACAACTCCAGTCGAAGAAATCAGGTTTTTACGGGATGTGACTCCAGATGCAACATATCCAAAGGCCCATATTGCTTTATCACCACCATATGTGGATGCAGCAGTCTGATCTCTTGCTGTACCAACAGCGGCTACATCGGTTCCGATTATCCCTGATAAAGCTAATAAATTGGATACCCCCGTTAAAGTTGTACCTCCTCTCCCACCAACGAAAATTCCCTTTTTCACCCCTGAGTCGGACCCCGCCCCCATTAATGATCGTGAAGATGAAAAAGCCATTTTTAACCCATATTTAAGCCACCTGTGAACCCGTACCAAATCGTCCCCCCGTCCACTGTGACAAAACACAAAACATCCCGGCCAGAAGAAGTCAAAGTCGGCGCAGTACTGCCAGCCCAATCGACTGAGGATGGCCAATTTACTGTCTGAGATCCTCCATTCGTCAGAATCAGCGTAAAACTACAGGCTCTCCCCGAGGCACTCGGATTTGAAAACGTGAATGTATTTGTGGAAGTGTCGACGGTCGCCGTAACGACATTTCCCGCAGTCAAATCTATATCTTGTGTCCCCCCTCCAGTTCCTCCAATAGCGTTGACCGATTCACCATAATCTTTGATTTCAGGCCTTTGAAGGATTTTGTCCGACATGTTAGTATTGCCAGATCCGTCAAAAGTAAAACAGGTTGTCCCCCCGGAATCCTGAATATCGTTTCCTCCAACTTTTAAATCTCCAGTCATAGAAACAAGGGAGGTGTCTCCCTCAACAAGTAATTTCCCCGAACCAACATTGAAGTCGTCCCCGGCATCGGTCCCAAGAGTTACTCCAACGCTTGTCCCTGCGTCGGAAGAAATTGTATCAAGAGACACATCTCCTACATTAGTAATGTTATTATCTCCAAAACTAACATCCCCGCTGAAAGTACCCCCGGAAGCCTTTACAGCATCCGCTAAAACAAACGACTGATAAACGTGTACTTCTACGATGTCGGAAACAGTCGCACCACTTCCCAAAGTGACAGTTGAAGTCGTATACGTGTAATCATCAGTTTCTTTAAGAAGCACACCATTTAAAAATACCTGTAACTCATCGGAAGATGAAGATGAAACTGTAAAAGCAGTTTGTGATGCGGTTGCTGTAAAAGCATACTTTTTAATCTTAGAATTTGCACTTGCAGACTGGTTTCCTAAATATGGCATTTTTACGTCATCTCCATAAAAGAAAGTGTTACATCTAAATTGGCATTGTCCGCATAAATTTTTAAAATATCTGAAGTCTGCAACACGTATTTTTGTCCTGCCAATAACTCCAGAGAATTCCCATCATCAACGGGTATCTGGTAGATTAAATTCACATCTGCGTTTGTGGCCCCTGCCCCTGCTACCGTAGTATCTGATGACAAAACAACTGTAGCCTTGACCGTTGTTGTGGTTTTATTAGCAAGCAAGAGGGCTAAAACTACAGTAGTTGTTGATAACGGAACAGTATACAAAGTAGTAGGTGATCCGCTACTTGTTGCAACACTTGCTTTTGTGACAACCTTAAATGTGTTTGCCATTTATTATCCTAAAGCCAAACTAAGTGCGATTACTTCAGATTCTGTAACTCCAGACGCACTATCAAGTTGAGTTTGTATGCTTGAAGTAACTCCGTTTAAATAACCGAATTCTGTATTAGAAACAGTCCCATCGTGGATTAAATCTGCGTTTAGTCTTGCAGAACTTGTGATACTCGCCTGCGCCCCTATATCACTCAAAACCTCACTCGTAGAACGGGATTCTAAACCCGAAGATGTGAAACGTGCATATTCGTCGTCTGCGACGGATGCACTATCAACGACTACATTATTTGTGTTAGAAATCCCATTAGTTAAAGACGCTTGCGCTCCGATATCACTCAAAACCTCTGAAGTCGATCTGGATTCTAGTCCACTTGCTGTAAAACGGGCGTACTCATCGTCAGCGACTGACGCTGAATCTATAATCACGTTATTGGTATTTGAGATACCGTTAGTAAGGCTTGCTTGTTTTGTTTCTACTGCAGTCTCAAGATCCTGTAAAGCATCCTTAATATCTCTGCTGTCTGAGATTGTAGAACCACTAAAAGTGCCTAAATCATCTGATGCATCTGAAACCCCCGAAAGTGTAATCAAGTGGTCAACATCTAAACTCGCTTTTGTGTGTGCTGCTGATGCCAACTTTGTATCTAATTGGGTTTTGATAGCCTTCGCAGAAGCCAAGGTGTCGTCTGACCCGGATACCGAAGAAAGGTCTGTGTCCAGACTCCCCGATGCTATATGGCTTGTCGTAAGATCAACCAACGAAACCGCACCACTGGATACACTAAAGTCTGCCGATGCAAACGAGGCAACTCCCTTGTTTGAAGAAGTTGCGTCCTCTCCAGTAACAGTAATCGTTGTTCCAGTTGCTGAGGTGTCAATTCCCTCCCCTCCTGCAACCGTTAAAGTCTCCGACCCCAGATCAACATCTATGGTTCCCGAATCAGTAGTTGCATCCAGGTCTGATCCAGTTACTTGAGCATCAACATATGTCTTGATTGCCTTTGCTGAGGCAAGGGTATCATCAGAACCAGATACACTGGCCAAATCGGTGTCTACAGAAGCAGCCACCGTAAGGGTGTCTGTACTAGCATTTATCGTCGCAGTAATAGGGGCTGTGGCAGCAAAATTAAATATGTCGCCAGAATTTTCTGGAATTGCACTGGTTGAGCCATCAGTAAATGTAGTGAATATTAATTGATCAGATCCCACCTTAGAGAAGGGGGTGGACACCGTAACCGTTGGTGTGGTTTCGGTTACTGTGACCTTATTATCAGTAGACGATACTGAAACCGAATTATTAGCCTCTGTTACTTCGACTATATTTGTCATACTGTAACCTCACGGTTTAATGTAACTCTGCCCTCCAGTATCCTGGACACTGTATCAGCACTCGTATTCTTTAACTCAAAATCATAAACAGCAGTTTCAAAGTCATATCCGGCTGTTGTACCATATGCTATATTAATATTAATATTGGGGCTTGTAGTTGCCAGGGTTATTCCCGATCCATTTGTTAAACTGGCAATCTCTGCTCCACCCTTTGATTCTTTAATCTTCATTGCCGCCGAATATCCAGAACCTAGATTCAAGAGAGACCCCGCACTGTCCTTGTAGTCAATATCAAGGTCGAGATCCGCTCCCTGTTCTATTTCTATATCGTACTTGCCTGCCGCCACTACTGTCCTCCTCTAATTTTACTCAAATCCTTTTCCTCACAACCACAGGGGTTTTCCTCGGTGCAGTTGCAGGGATCACAGTCACAGTTGGTGCACTTGCACTCTTTGTTCGGGCATGGGGTCATGTGGAGCTTGCTGTCATGCATTAAAGGTATCTGTTAATCGTCATCGATCCCCGGTTTCTCCCCTCGGAAATAGATCCACTGGACATTCCCTCCATTCTCTTCGCCTCGTTAACCTGTTCCATAAATTTCAGCCTGTACATCTGGGATTTCTCTATGCTCTTAACCTGTCCCTCCTTCAACCAGGCCCTCTCGAGGGCTCCAAATACTATCCCCTCGTGCCAGTACCCATTAATCGTTGGTGTCGATGTATCGGAAGACAGACTCGTTGTAATCGGGACCCCTCTCACCTTGAGGGTAAGAAAGACCTTTGTGGTTGCATCCTTGTCTTCATATATATCGGCATTCTCCTTTGGCAACGGGTAGATCCTGAACGTGTCGGCAGTTCTGTTGTTGAAGATAATTGCCTCTATCGGACCATACTGCTCCCTCCATTTAGGGGTGTTATCCGTGCTGTTAACCGGGGATGAAAAGGCATTCGGGTGAAAACCCATAGAAGATTCCAGCATAAAGTGCCTCGTCCCCCGACTGGAGGCCGCAGCATTCAACTGGGATTCCGTGTATATGGCGAGTTCCCTCCCATTGATACTAACGGAGGTAACCTCTGCTATTGTACTCGGTTTTGTATAAGTGGGACCTATGCGGAAAGTAGAAACAGAACTGTCAGTAACGCTGTCGCCAAAACCAACTGTATAGGTAACAGTAGTTGTAGATGGAACCAGGATATTAAATGGTCCCATATACTCGCTAGGAGCACCGTCAGCAACAAGAAGAACATCACCTGCGGTGTAGCCATGTGGAGAAGAATAAGTTATCTTAGCGGTCTTCCCGTCGACGGTAAGCGTTCCTGTTTTGGTCGCCTCGCCAATGGGGGTCGTACCACCCGGATTGGTGGCATCTCCTTCAACCTGGGGATGTCTCGTAATCCTTGTAAACTCTGTGAGGGCATCGTCGATATACCTGTTTATCTCACGATCACTCCAGTGTCTATTATCTTCATCTTGTAGGGCTGATTCAACTCTTTCACGGATGTCTTTCCGATTCATTAATCCTGGTCAAGTTCTATGACCTCGTGACGCTCCCTAGAATTTTCCAACTCGGCTACTGAAAGATCCCGAGCACCCTCTTCAAATTCGGTGGCTCGCTTCTCTCCGGTTTTAGGCCAATGCATAACTCTAAAGTTAAACCGCCTTCCACTTCTCGATGTCAACTGACTCGACATATCCCGTTGAAAATATTCGGTAGTTATAGCATCATTCAGTACGTTTACATGGGACAGAGGTAATATTCTATTACTCCCCCGTGGTACCATTATAGTCCAGGTTCCATGAGTCACAGGCACTGGCCCCATTTCAGTCATATCATTGCCGTAGTCAATATTAATAACGGCAAATCCTTCAGGGATTGCTTCACCTTTCTTGTGCTCAACTGCTACTTTTGTATTACCACTAAGGACAACCCATTTCCCTTCACCTGCTGGGACATAGGCCTCACTAAGATTGGTTTTAGGTAAACTCTCACTTGCTACCAACCCGCCTGCAATAGACATATATTATCTCCAATAAAAGTTAGCCGGAGCCGAAACCCCGGCTTAATTAGCACTGAATGGTGCCTATAGGTCTGCTTGTAACCAGACAATGTTGGCTGGGAACATGTACTCGACCCACCAGATCACAGATCCAGCAGTAGATGTCCCAGAAGCCTGAACCTGATTTAAAACAACAGGGACAACCTTTTCTTCACCATTAGAACCATACGTTGAAGAAACAGAATAGGGAGGCTTGGTTCCTAAAAGTTCTCCACCACAAGAAATATCATTTGCGACACCTTCACCCGTACTGACTGTTGGTGCAGCAGTGGCATTAATCCTTTTA